TCATCATTTTCGTTCCATCCTTTCACTTAAAAAAATATTTATCTCGGCTCAAAACCTGCTAAGTGCTGAACAGCTTCCCGGAAAATCTCCGTCGTCTGTTCTCCGTTGTGTTTCCGCCTCTCGATGTAGGCGATTAGCTCGCTATCTGTGTCCTTTCGCAGGTTCACCCGATAGCTTGCATAATTCGCTTTCATCCAGCGGGTTTTGACTTCTGTTGATGTTTTACCCATTATTCCGCCTTTCTAAGATAGAACTTTTTCATCCTCTCTCCGGAAAGGGCATATATTGCGCTGTTATATCCGCCTTTTATTATAACCGCCATTCCGTCATTGTCGAAAATATGCCTTGTTCCGTCCGCTGTGCGTCCTACGCTCCAACCTTCCGGCAATTCTACTGCCTGCGTTTTCAGAACATCAAGTGATATCCACTGATTGCTATATGGTTCCTGTGCCGTCCAACCTTCCCATGATACTGAACTGCCTTCTACTGCTTGGATGTAATTCAATGTTGTTTTCATTTTTTCTCCTTTCAATCGCCCTTGTGGCGTTCCGCTCTTTCGTTGTACCCATATCATAGCATACAGGCTTGTATGATGTCAACCCCTTTTTGAATATTTTTTACTTTTTTCTTGCATTTTTCGTACATGGTTCATGAAGCTTCTCCGCCTTAAACTAAAAGAAAAAAGGAGTTTTTAATATGTGGGTACAGCACAATGAGAATCCGATTGCACGGCGCACAATCGACTGCACCGTCAGAGCGATTGCTACTGCTATGCAACAGGACTGGGATAAAACATTCGTTGGACTGACAGAAAAGGCCTTTGAGCTTAAGGACATGCCAACGGCTAATCATGTTTGGGGGTCATATTTAAAATCCAACGGCTGGCACCGGGAGATTATACCAAACGAATGCCCGGACTGTTACACGGTAGAAGAGTTTTGCCGGGAACATCCGCAAGGCACATTCATACTGGCAATCGACGGGCATGTTGTGTGCGCAATCGATGGAGACTATTTTGACACATGGGACAGCGGAGAAGAGATTCCGATGTACTACTGGGAAAGGGGTTAATATGAACTACTATCAGCCAATGCCAAATTACAGACCAATGCCGCAACCGATGGTTCCACAGCAGATGATTCCGCAACAGGAAGAAATCCTGTATGTACCGAATCAGCAGGCAGCGGAAGCCTATTTGATGGCACCGAACAGCTTTGTACGCCTTTGGGACGCGCAGGTACCGAGATTTTACGAAAAGAGAACAGACCCACAGGGCAGACCGTTCCCTATGGATGTCTATGAGTTCCACAAGGTCACAGATGAGCCCAAGAGAGACGAAATAGACATGTCCGAACAATTTGTCACTCGAAAGGAATTCGACGAGTTACGGGCGAAATTAGAGCCTAAGAAGAAAAAGGGGGAAGAAAGCAATGGTTAATATGCAAATGTTCCAACAGTTTATGCAGTCCATGAGAGGACAAGATCCAAATCGGATTCTAAATCAGATGATTTCGAGTGGAAGAATCACGCAACAGCAGCTGAACCAAGTCCAAATGCAGGCAAAACAAATGGAGAGCCAGTTTGACGGATTTAAGAAGATGTTCGGCTTTAAATGACAATTTTTCGCGAGAATTGTAAATAGATGAAAGGGGTAAATGAAATGTACGAAAACTATTCATTATCAGACATTGCCGCCGCAACAGGCGACAAGAACAACACCGGATGGGGTGGCGACTGGGGCGCATGGATTATTATCTTCCTTATCTTCGGAATTTTCGGATGGGGCGGAAACGGATTCGGCGGCTTCGGTGGAAACAGCGGCGCAACCGATGGTTATATATTAGCGTCTGATTTCGCAAACATCGAAAGAAAATTGGACAGTGTGAATAACGGAATCTGTGATGGATTCTATGCAATGAACACCGGAATGCTCAATGGATTCGGCACTATCAACCAGGCAATTATGCAAAACGGTTATGAATCTAGACTGGCAACTCAGGGATTAGGTTCACAGATGGCGAGCTGTTGCTGTGACATCCGTGAAGGAATTCAGGCGAACACCACACAGGGCGTGATGAACACTAATGCAATTCAACAGCAGTTGGCACAGTGCTGCTGCGACAACGAAAAGCAGGCTATGCAGAACCGATTCGACATGGCGCAGTACAATTGCAGCACCTTACAGGCAATCGACAAAGTCGGCGACAGAATTATCGACTACTTGGCAGCTGACAAAACACAGGCACTTCGCGACGAGAACCAAGCTCTTAGATTTGCTGCTTCTCAAACTGCACAGAACGCATATTTGCTTCAGCAGTTAAATCCATATCCTGTTCCGGCGTACACGGTATGCAATCCGAGAACAGGTTCGTACGGTTACAACAACTGTAATGGATGTTGCTAATTCAGGGGGTGTAGGTGATGTGTTCCAACATTTGTAAATTGTGCAGAAGATTGATTCTCTCACAGACAGTCACATTTGCGACAGATACACTTACGGTGAACATACCGGACGGGTCGTATAGGAATCGCGAGAAATACTGTTTAGTGCTTGCACAGACAATTCCCGACACCACTACAATTAACGCACCCGTTGTTGTCACAATAGGCAC